ATTCGGAACCTTTCCCGACAATGGAGGACGACGCAACGATCTCGATCGACTCGTTGAGTGGATTGACGACTTTACTGGGACACACAACCGCCCCCCAACCGAGCGTGAAATCGCCTGCGAACAGCCCGCTGCCTTTTTGCGCTTCCCCCGATTCGCCGCCCTTGCCGCTCTTCGAGCTCCCCCTCGCGCTGTGGAATCAGGAGCCCCCCTCGACTGGCAGCGAGATCTCCGTGACGAGCTTCTCCTCGATGCCGACGATCGAGTCATTCGATTCGTAATTGATCCGGCCGGACAAGCAGGTAAGAGTTGGTTTTGTCGTTGGATGCTAGGACAGTCCGATAAAGTGCAGGTACTTGGTGTCGGACGTAAGGACAATATCGCTTATATGATCGACGAATCGAAATCTATTTTTCTCTTTAACGTTGGACGCGGACAGATGAAATTTCTCTCGACCCACTTGCTGGAAGATATGAAGGACCGTATGGTGATCTCTACTAAGTATGCTTCGGTGTTCAAACAATTCCCGACGAACGTACACGTTGTAGTCTTTGGAAACGAACCTCTCGAAGATCGCTCCGTTCTTACGGAAGATCGCATTGTAGAAACGTTTCTCTCTTAACAACTAGTGATGTCGCCGCCAACAGCATACACTACACCCCACTGATTTGTTCTTCCGCCCCCGGCGGACGTAGGGTTTTGATTCCGCCCCCGGCGGATCTACCCCTCCCTAGGTTAGGTCACAAAACGATTTTTCGCCCCTCTAATAAGACATTATGTTTCTGTAATATGTAATTGCCCGATAACGGAAGTTCAAAGCACCTAAGACGGACGTGCCAGAGGCCGGTGTCGACAGATAATCGCACCAGTATATCACATAGGCATTGTCATTTGCACCTGAGGTCCCATCTTCGAACGTAATCATTCTCTTTAGGGGAACCCAGATTTTTCTGTGGGTGGATCCCAGTTTTGCCGAGTCCGGGCGCATCCCCGATTGGTACATCTCCCAGAGCTTGAATCTCTTGTGGTATAGGATCGAATAAAGATCCGTATTGATAGGAAGAGTCGCCAGGGCCAGGCCACTACGAGCCGAAGCGAAATCGATACCTGTTTCATTTCCATGCCCTCGAAAGAAGTTATTCACGGAAACGCCAGCTTGGTTTTTTGGAACCACAACAGCGACATTAACGACCAACGGAGAGTTTTTGGGTGGGTTGGTGATGACCGTGGAATGAACCTCCATAGACATATTAATTTGGAATCCAGAAATATAGACCCTGTTAGAAATACGTCCCTGACATAGAGAATCGTAGCTCAGTGTAGTAGAGTTGTTGATCAGGGTTAAGGGAATACTCCCAATCCCCGTTAAGCTTCGGGTTTGAATGTTGTCATCAACTTCAACTAGTTGAGTCCTGGATGCTCCGGCACCCACAGGCCGTCCAACCTGCGACCGTTGGGTTCGGATTGAGAATGCACGCCTGCGTCGCCGCGCCGGAGTTCGTGACATCATGCGCCGTTTTTTTGAACGCATGTTGACCTTGCGTGCGCCGTAGCGCCACGTACGTTTTCGGTACACTGGCATGCGTGCCGTATATTGTCTACGTGCAGAATTTATGGCGTGCCCTACTAGCGCGGTCGTTGCGTAGGTTCGAAGCCTTTGGTAATTGACCATCCCATAATTATGAGCTAAAGTCTAGTATTACCTTTAGCTCACCTCTTTGACATTTGACAATGCCGTCCCGCACTTCCTCCCGTTGGGTTTTCACTTTAAACAATCCGACAGAAGACGAAGAACAGCATGTCACTGACTTCCTTACCGGCCCCCTTTCTAAGTACGGTATCTTCGGACGGGAGGTTGGTAACAGTGGCACGCCTCACCTCCAAGGATTTATCATTCTCCATCGCGCCCAGCGCCGGTCTTTCCTCCGGAACAATCTTAACGCACGTGCCCACTACGAAGTCGCACACGGAACAAGCGTCCAAGCCCGAGACTACTGCAAGAAAGACGGAGACTTCGAGGAATTCGGAACCTTTCCCGACAATGGAGGACGACGCAACGATCTCGATCGACTCGTTGAGTGGATTGACGACTTTACTGGGACACACAACCGCCCCCCAAC